CCCACTTCTCCCTAGCTTCTGAGCATCGGAGCCGGCATACCCCCGCGCAAACTTTGGCGGTTCACCGTACTTGGCTTCTATTGGTTTTACCACCCAAACGCCAGGCCCTGGGTTGTTGCCCTTTCCCCGTGCCCTGTCCCCCTTACCGTCACGTTGCACTTTCCACCTTCGCGCGCGGTTTTCTTCTCACCACTCATGTGGGCCCTCGGGCCTGCCCTGCCCGTTTGGGTGGGTCTTGGGTCCCGGCCCCCCCCGTGGTTTGGCCACGCGGCCGACCGGATGTTAGGGACCCCTTTTGCTGAGATCTTCAGGGATTTTGTTGTCTTTTGCTCCTTCTCCATCCTCCTCTTCCTTCTCATCTCTATCTACTTCACCGCTTTTTGGTGCCAGTCCGTCATCCCCCCCCGCCGGCGTCCTGCACAGAAGCTCACCCCCTACCGCTCGCGCCGTGCTATCTTCCGCGATCTCGAGCGTGATTGGCTGAAAAACCCACGTCTTGATGCTCCGATTCTCAAAGTCCCCGGCTATTGTTATCTAGTCGCGTATCTGCCATGGATCCCGATGGACACTTGGGATGATCTGGCAATTGCGCGTATCGAGCAATACGGTACCTGGTGGCAGGAATTGCTCGTTCCTCTGTATGTTTTCTGCCCGTCGCTCAGGCCCCGGTTGCGCTCCCCGACCGCACACCTGTCGCGTATCGCCCTTCGTTATCATGGACGTTACCCGACGCCCGGGAAGATTATGACCTTTGCCTGGGCGTATCGTGTGCACAGTTGGGTCACGCAGCACCATGTGACCGTGTCAAGGGACCGTCGGACACGGCGTCGGACTGCCCACATGACCCACCCAAACCCCAACCAGCCCGAGCGTCCCTATACGGTACGTGCACGTCGTTTCGGGGCGTTTGAGGATCTGGTCAACACTCCTGTCGCCACTACTGTGTTGGCCCCCGAACTGAAAGCCTACCTAACTATGGCGCGGCATCGCTACTCATCCCGTTACAGTTATGCGAAGGCGTTGCACGCTCCGTTGGAACGGAGCGGTATCCTAACTAACCCCCATGGTCTGGCCCATCCTCATGGCGCGAACAAGACGCTTGAGGACAGGAACACGGAACGTATCGCTACTCTGCTCAAGGCGGTACCTTTTACGAGCATTTCCTCCAAGGCTTCCACCTTCCAACGCATGGCCGTCGCACATCACAATGTGGCGCTCACCGGGAAGGATTGGTGTCGCTACGACAATGCGACCAATCGGCCGGTACGGGTGAACACCGAGGTCGCCGTGATGCACGATGTCCTGCATTATTTGAACCCCGCCGACATTAGTGAGCTGTTCGCTCAGAATGGGCAGCTGCGCACGCTGTTTGCGACTGCGGTCATTCCGCCTGAGCTGCTTAGCGGGGAGCCTCCTCAGTGGCCGAGTCTGTACGACTTTCGGCTACGTGGTGACCAGCTAGTGTACGTGCCGGAAGGTCATGCCGGTGGCCAGTACACTCAGCCGGCTGCTTGCAAGGAGTGGTTGACCACCAACCGTATCGTCTGCCCTGACTTCGTCCTCACTGTGAGCATGGTCGAGTCGGACTTTGCGCATCATGTTTTCGTCATACACCGCGCCGATTACCTTCCCGAGGCGACACGGGCCTTCGACGCTGGGGACTATACGCGTTTACCCGCCTGGCTTTGCGCTTCCAATTCGCCGTACGACACCCGGGTGCGCACGTCGTTGATCAACAAGATGATGCTTTTCGCCGATCGTTACCCCGGCACTGCTATACAGGATTTCCATGCAAAAGTGTCGCAGGTGCAGATGGCTCTGACGGAGGACGTTCCTTATGCGGAGCTGAATGCTGCCGCGCACGCCGCCCACCGTATGCGTCTTGCACAACTTGGTCTCGCTCCCAACCTTATGGCGTATTTCAGTTCAATCTTGTTTCTCCTTTGGAATGCCCTCCTCACGCCGAGCTTGCTGTTCTCCCCAAATAGTATCCGTTGGACGACGAGGGCGGAGGGGGTTTTCACGTACGAGTGTCATAGCGTTTCAGCGGATGCCTGGCAACCGACACTCTGGACCACTCGACGCCGGCTTGCACCGGCCAACGACTTTTCCTTGAGTCGCCATTCGTCGATGCTACAGGTTTTCGCGACGGTGAATATGGCGTTGACCGTGTGGGTGTTGCCGAAGGTGCTCATCTCAGAGCTGCTTGACTGGGCCGTCACCATTGACCACGTGGAGGACATTTGGAACGACTCGAAGACGCTCATTCGGTATGCGGATCTCCGGCCTAAGCGTGTCTTGATTGTGGTGGTCATTGCTTGGCTCGCTGCGCGTGGGGTTGTCAACATCCCCGTCACACCGGTCCGGATGATCCGTGAAGCCTCCCACGTCACATACATGCGCCTGTTGGCCGTCGTGGGTTGGCTGGACTACTACGACTGGGGTCTCCTCCATACTGTCAGCAGTTTCTATGGTCTGAGCGGCTGCCATCTTTTTGGGACGGCCGGTTATTCGTGGTGGTGGCAGGCCTATATAGCCTACTGGGCTGCCTACACCGTTTTCCCGCTGTACCCATTATGGCGCCCGTACCACGCGCACCCACTGGCGCTGTTTAAGCATTTGCCGTTCTGCATCCCGACATTCGGCTATTTTGATCCGTTTGGTAGCCGGCCAACCGTCTTCCCCCACAGCCATTTTAATTACTCCTGGGGTCATAACCTTGCCTCCGGTTTGTTCTGGGTGTTTATGTTCTGTTGGGTCTGGGGCTGTTGGTCACGGCAACGCCGTGGGATTTTCCCCCAGTGGTTTCTGGACTATTGGGCCGCCCTCACTGCCCCTCGGGAAGACGGTCTGTTTCTCCCGATCGCCCGCGAACCTGTGAGGAATTATGGCACAATGTATGTCCAGGGATTGCATGATCGGGGCCCTGACGCACCTGCCCCCCAATTGGTTGACCCTGCAGTCCGGCCCCCTGACGCCGTGCTGGATGTACCGGGTTGGCAGGTGCCGACGGGTGCCGAGCACGCTGGGTACATGCGGCCGTTGATTCCTACTGGCGGTGGGGTTCCCCCGGGTAATGATCTTCACCCGTACCGAAACTGGTACCGCCAGCTACCAACGAACGGGGCTCCTGAGTTTTTCCGACTGTTGGATGCTCTGCCTCATATCGACCGGCCTGTCCAGGAGAGGTTCAGTTGCTTCTGGAATTGCTTGGCCACCGCGCTGGGCCACGGCACACCTGCCCGGATTATGGCGCTTTATTTGGCTCACGTTGCGACGGACGACATTGTCCCGGAGTTTCACCACGGACTTGTTCGCGTCGAGACCATGACCCAGGCGTGCGTTTTGTTCGGTATTGGACTCAACGTACGTCGCCTTGATGAGATGGGTCAGGATGTCGGTCAGAATGCTCTACCCGCTGTGCCGGCGCTGCCCGGGTTCCCTACAGTGGATCTCATCATGCGTCCGGTGACACTCGGTCCCGATGGCGCCTTCCACGTCATCCCCGTGGCTCGACGCATGGACCCACCAAACTTTCGACGGCTCGAGGTAGCACCATACTTGGAAGGCGGACCCAACGCGGCTCGGCCTGCGCGCCTGCCAGTCTTGCGGCCTGGCGTGAATCCCGTTGTTGACATGGTAGGCGATGTGCCTGACGCCATCCGTGTTCCGCGGGTGATGGCTGCCTTTGGTCAACAACCGCGTGAACAGCGTCGCGACGCGCTTGAGGCAATTGATGCGCTTGGTGAACTGGCCGGGATGGGACCTGAGTTCGTCGGTCTGAACTCGGCTGACCTTGAGTTCAACGATTATCGCCCGCTGATTGCGGCGGTTCCCCGTGAGTTTGCCGACACCTTGCCCTCGTTCCGCGGCCTGCAGATGGCCACTCCGGCGCAGCGGCAGGCCGCCAACGTTCTCCACCGCGAGATCGAGAATGAGGCACCAGGACCCGTACCAATGATGCCCCGTGTCGTGCTCCAGCCTTCGCATTACCGGTTTACACCGGATCGGGCGGTGGCGGATATACTTGCACAAGACCTGCGTGACTTCCCAAACCTCTGGCTTGTACGAGATTCGGACCGCTCCGCCCCTGCGCAGCAGCGCGCCATGGTGAAGTTTGGTGAAGCGCATGAGATCGAGTTGGTGACGTTATTCGGTGTCCCTGGCTGCGGTAAGACGACCGCGGCACGGCGTGTGTTGGCGGATAGCGGGATCCACGTTACCAGCCAGGTTTGGGCGTTCCCGTCGCCACTGCTGGCCGGTGACGCGCTACAGAAGCCTCCCGCCGCACAGCCGCTCGGTCCCGACGCGAACTCTTCGCAGTATGTCACTGGGTTGGAGGTTCTACGGAAGGGATGTGGTGAACTGGTGGTGTTGGACGACTTCACACGCTGGCCCCCGGGCACGATCGATTGGCTCGTTTTCAACAATCCGTCGTTGCGAATGATCGTTTTGACTGGTGATCCTGCTCAGACACAAACTTCCTTCCCGGAGCAGACCGCGTTAAGCCGGACGCTAAAGCCGATTGGTGGGGATTTGATGTCGCGACCATTGCTTAAGGAGAACCCACCCAACTATGCCACTGTGAGTTGGCGATTGCCCCAACCGGTGGCTGAGTTGTTCGGGTTCCACAGCGCACCCGGGGTGCGTTTAGACGGGCATGTGACGGTTGTTTCAAAACCGCCGCCAGACATCCCACTGTTGGTCACTTCGCCGCGGTTCGCCGAGACCAAAACTCACGGCGGAACTCCAGCGTACGTTATCGCCACCTCGCAAGGTTTGGAGTTCGACGGTGACTATTGCGTCGACCTTGGAGGTATGACCGATGCCATCACAGACGCTTCTGCGCTCGTTGCGCTGACGCGTGGGCGCCGCAATGTCTTCCTCTATTGGCCACAGGAGACACGTGCGGTGGCCAATTTTTCGTGGTCAACCACGCCCATCTTGGGCTCTCTCGTCAGCTTGAGTAGTTCCCAAGGGGCAGGAGTCTTGGTCGCCGGCTGCGACTGGACAAGGATGGTTCCGCGTGCCGTGTATTCGCATATTGTACGGACTGCCCATTGCTCTATACCGGGGTTTCGGCCGTCTGGGTTCATCGGTGTGAATGATGGCATCCCGTCGTTGCTAGGGGCCCCTGTCACTACCGAGCATGTCAATCGGGCGGTCGCGTTCCAGCATCCCCAGGTGGGCCGCATCCAACGAGCGCAGAGTCGTAAGGCGGTTCTCACCGCCCCGGTTGACGGTTTGTTGCACACAGTCGTACCTGCACCCACGGTACCGGCTGACCCGGTACATCACCATGCTTGGGAGGAGTTCGGTGATCGCGAAGCTCGGGAATTGCGTGCGCCCGGTATTGGCGCCACGCATCAATTCCCTGACCACAAACATGCCGGGGCACAGCACCACGCCCGTCAGGACCGCGCCACCGAACGGAAATCTTTGGACAAGCGGTTAAAGATGGCTACGCCGGCTGCGAATCGCAGAAACATTTATGCCGGACGCTCGCGTTATGTGCAGCTTAAGAACGGTTTCCTCACCCAGTTCCCCAACTTCCGTAGACCACGCGAAATGGAAGGTTTGTTTGAGCAGTGTGTCGAGGAGTGTCTCGATAGTTGGATGACGAAACGGACGCTTAAGGACATTCAACGCGCATTGGTGAACGAGCCCCCGGACTGGGATAAGGAGCAGACCCGCGTTTTCCTGAAAACGCAGGTGGTGCGCAAGCGGGACACGTGGGGCGGTCCGGCTAAGGCAGGGCAAATTGTCACAACGTTCCCGGTCATGAAGACGTTTCGGGATGCTGTCTACGCCCTTGCGCTTGAGCGCGTGTTGTTGGCCGACTGCCCGCCTCACGTCATGTTGTACTTGCGGAAGACTCCTGCCGACCTTGCCGGGTGGATCGAGCGGCACATGGGTGACACCACTGTTTTCACGGAGAATGATTACACCGCCTGGGACAGCAGCATTGACGGGCCGTTTGTGAAGTTCGACCTGTGGCTGTTGCGGCAGATTGGTGTCCCTGAGGAGTATCTTGCCACCTGGGCAGAGGAGCGGTGTTCGACGACGTGTTTTATGGGCAACCTGCGGTTGATGCAACATTCCGGCGACCGTTACACGTTCTTATTGAATACCGTGCGGAATCTCGCCATCACGAACGCGCAGTACGCTGGCATGGCCGGGCGGCCTCAGGCATACGGTGGGGACGATTCGTTGGTTGCTGGTCGCCCTGATTTTGCCAAGGACTTCCGACCCAGCCATTGGCTGATGGATCCGAAAACGCATGTCGGGCCAGTCGGTCACCTGTTTGGCTTTGAAGTACGTGATGGTAAGGTTACTTACGACTGGCGGTATATGCGGAATCGTCTCTCTGTGGGGCTGGTCGAACGCGCTACCGATTACGATTTCTTTGTCTCGTTTGCCGTTCAGCTGCGTGACTTCCCGAACACGGATGATGAGCTGTACGCCTCGGTGTACGCCGAATTGGTGGCCCATTGTCACCGTATGGGCTGGCGGATCCCGGGGCTCCCAGACCCGCCCGACCACACAACCCCTGTACCGCCCTGTCGCCTCGTCAAGCCCAGCTGGCGGCTTCGTAAACAGCATGTTTTCCCGCAGTCACAGAACAAGCGGGTTTTCATGATGCCTCTCTAAAGGGACCACACCCACCAAAGGCGGCTCGTGGCGTTACCACTGTCAACCGTCCAGCGACCACGGGGTTCGCGTGTTACCGACCACCTGAGAACCATCGCGCGGGTATTCGCGATGTAAAATAACGCCCAATGGTGGTGAGCCACCTCACAGCGCACTTTTATTTTCTGCCCGCGCGGCTTTGTATCGCGCGCTCCGGCTTTGCTTTGCTTCTTTTCCTCACCCTGCGGCCAATTCGCGGCACCCACTTTGGGAGGGTGATTACCACCTTAAATTCGTGTTCCCCCCCTTCCCGTTTTTCACTATTGATTCACCATCTCCCACCCCGCTCTTCTCTTTGCCTTCCACCCCACCGGCTTCTCCGACACATATGGCCCAACCTGCTGCTGGCACGTCCTCTACTGCCACCACAGCGGCGCACGAAGTGGTCGGTGTTCCTTTGCCGCGTGATGCTTTTACCGTTGCTGCCCCGTCCCCTGTTCCTATTATCACTGTTGCTGGTGTCTTCTTTCTTTCTCCTACTGTCCGGCGCTTGTCTATCGACATCGACGATGTCGCCAAGAGTTCTCGGTTCAGTGCTTACTCGAGTGTTCGCTTTGTTGGGTATAGTCACACTGCTACTGTCTACCTTGGCGCTGATCGGCGTTTACTCTGGGCGATTACAGGTAGCAACACCGCCCCAGATGAACCCATGCATCTCGCCGAGCTGTATTCAGGCCAAGTCTGTGGTTCCATCCAGACTGCCATTTCTGTCGAGGCCGCCCTCCCCGGCGACCATCCCTTTGGTACCGAATGCAAAGCCACCAATGTCGGCAACCCCACCCCAGCCTTCCATTATCACTACCTCGGAGGCCAGGGCGGCGCCATCTCAAATGATGTTTGCGTCCAAGTCCGCTTCCGCTTCGCCGTCGGCGGGGTTGGTATCCCCTGCCCATACTCATTCTCCTGAAGGGAGTTCTGTTGAGCCCGGC